ATAGCCATCATCAGACGCATGTTGTGAATCAATGTTACCACCTAATGCACTGCCATCAGAGTTTAGGAATTGTGAGAAGTCCCAGTATCCTGTCTTATCTGTGTGTGCTGTGTAACAACTTGGAACTTTTATTTTAGCCCCATGAGGAAGTTTTACTTCGTTATATTGCATCCCTATCTCCCCTCTGGTACATATTCCAGCCCATATATGTTCTTGTTCTACAATTGGGGTATAGTTTGTTCTTTTTAGTAAGCTCCCAGTGGTTCTCTGTAGGTTTTTTACTTCTTTGTTACTAGCACACTTGGCAAACTTACACCAAACAACTGTGCCATATTCCTTCTTTACGTCTTCTATAGTTGGGAATTTCTTAGGAAACTTATCCTTATACTCCCTTTTAGGTTCGCCCTTCTTGCTAGGAAAGAACATTTGAAAATTTCTTACTACCTTTTGTAATCCACCTGCTAAACTCATACTAGAACCTCCTTTTGTTCCATAATGCAATGCATGCAGCATCTGCATAATCTTGTTCGGGGAATCTATCACCCCACTTTTCTATAGCAAATGCTTTTATATCATCTTTTTTAGCATTGCCCTTACCGACAATAATTTTTTTCCATCGTCTATTGTCTATAATTGTAGTAGAAATATCTTCTTTTAATAGAAATGCCCATACTGCTCCAACCACATTTGCTATAGCAATTGTTGCTTTAGGGTTCTGTATAAATATAGCCGCCTCAATAGCAGCAAAATCTACTTTATTTATTGTACTTAATTCTTCTGAAAACTCTTTAGTCATATTGGGGAATCTTAAGTCAAAAGATTTTTCTTTACTATTCCATTTATATAAAGACACTAGTTTTTCTTCGTCGTCTATTAGTGCTCCATGTATAGCTAGACTTGAACAGTCCAATCCTAAGTATCTAATCTTGAGCCCCCTTAGTCCTTAGAGTAACCACTCTACTTACCGTCCCATAAGCCTTGCGATACGTTTCCAACAGACCCTTAACGATACGTAATTCAGCCTCTTGCTCAATAACATCTCTTTTAACCTGTTTTAGTTGTTTGTTTTCTGTCATAATCTCGCCCCGAATCTCATCTTTTGTAGGCTTTTTCTTTTTTTCGGCTTCATATTTTTGACCCAGTTTATACAAAGAAGCAGAATAGCCTTCATTAAATGAGGCTTCTAGAGCTCCTAAAGTAGCTTCAATTGTTGCTACCTTTGTTTCTAGAAAGGCTTCATAGCCACCATACATAGTTAGAAACCCCTCAAGTTCTTTATCAGAATATTTATCTAACTCTGAAAAATTTAGGTTTTCTCTTTCTGCTAGGTCAGGACTAAATATAGGTATACCTAATGATTCCGCTTTTTTTCTAGCTCTTCCTAAAGCTTTCATTGGAGTCCATTTGGTTTCTCTTTCTTGCATTGGACTAACCCTCTACCTTTCGACAGGCACACCATGTAGCCCCATCACAATTTTCTGGTCTAGCTAACATTTCTTGAATTGTAAAGCATCTATTTAAAATATCATCCCATGCCTTAATATCACGCTCAACCAAAAAACTTTTTATTTTCTGGTCATTTTTATTTTCATATAAAACAGTTCCAATGTCATAATTTCCCATGTTTAAATATATTTGAAGTTGGACTGAGTGCTCTGGCTTTGGACTTCTAAGCTTACTAAAACCATTAGTATTTATTGATTTTAACTCTACAGGCATATGATTGTAAGTAGCATGATTAATTATAAAATCAATCCTTCCTGAAATAGGTGGAATATCTTGTTTTACTGATAATTCTCTATCTATTAAAATATTTAATTTAGAGAACCATTTGTCTACACGGTCTTCTAAAGAGTTACCATTTTGAAAAATTCGTTCCAATTTTGCTGGTAAGGTTTGGTCTATCATTAGCCCGTTATAACAGAGCCACAAATATCTGTCACAAGGGTTACCTAAAGCTGATGGGTAGAACACTCCTGCTTTAGGGGCTTGCATAACACCATCTAAAGAAGCGTCTATCATCTCTTCTAACCATAGGTCAGCAGGAGCATTAACAGCAGTTTTCCTAGCCTTTGCCGATTTTTTTACTGGCTTAATTTGGTTAATTCCTGCCATAATATGTCCTTAATTTTTTCTAATGTTTTTTCTTTTATATGTATAATATACTCTATATCTTCCATAGACTCTAAAACCTTATCTCTTTTTCTATCTCTCTTGCCTAAATGCCCATATACCCCATCTGCCTCAACTACTAATTTTAATTCTGGTATATAAAAATCTACTATGTACGGGTGATAATAAGCCTGTTCTTCATAACGTAACCCAAACTCATCTAAGCACCTAGCAATTAAATTTTCTTGGTCCGTATAATCTCTAGGGGGTAAGTTCACTTTTCATCTCTTCAAATAGTACTGGGTTGTCTAAAAATTCCTTTTTAATACCATTCAGACCTTGAGCATTTATATCCTTGTACTTATACCAAGCACCCTTCTTTATTATCACATTTTGTTCAAGACCGTCTCTAATATAGGTTTCAACTAAATCAATGCCGCCCTCAACTCTAAAAGGAACAATTGCAGAGTCCCAATTTTCCCCTCCTGTTTTTGTTTTCCTTAGTCTGACATTCATGTCAAACCCAACCTTTTTCTCTCCTTCGGTTATCCAGCCTTTTCTTTGAACTTGTAGGATAGAGTGAGAGAAGAACACTTGCCCCTGTCCTGCAGGCATATTATCTAGTGCTACAGGTCCCATACTAGCACGTACTTGGTTTATAGCCACAAAAGCAGAACCATTTTGTAGGTGGGGGAACAGCTTTGGAAAGGAGCTATTTACAAATCTTGCTTGCCAAGCCATTGGATTATAACCAAAGTCTTCTACGGATACATTAGAAGGAACTAATCCTGCAATGCTATCAAGAACAATTACTTCAAATCCTGCAATCATAGCTTCTCTTATGTGTTCCATAGCCTCTTCCCCTGTGGTAGGTTGAGAGACTAGTATCTTTTGGTCATCAATCCCACAAGTAGCCATCCAATCTTTATCATAAGATAATTCAGTGTCTACCCAGACAGCTTTACCGCCCAGCTTTTGGGCATTTACAACTATTTGTGAAGCTAAATAAGATTTACCTACATTAGTTGGTCCATAAATAAGAGTCATTTTTTTAAACGGTATACCACCACCAGTAAGTCTATCTAATGCTGGAACATTAAAGGGTATTCTGTTTGTAGTGAAGCTGTCACTATCTCCCTTTTGAAAGCTTAAGTTTTTGTTTTTTAATAATTTCTCAATTGCATCTTCTGCATTTTTATCCATTTTTATATCTCCTGCGAACCGCCTCTGCCCAAGCCAAATAAGTAGCACAGGTCTGTATTAGTTCGATAAATAATTTTGTTTCGTTTTGTCCGTATACTTCTCGAGCAATGTCGCCATTTCTTTCAACAGTAATAATATTCCACCAAGAATCATCGTGGTCTTGAAGACCCCATATTTTATCTTGTCGTTCTCTTTCTGCTAATATAGCTTCTAAAACTACCATTCGAGTAGGTTCAGAAGAATTAAGAGGACCCATCTAACATATCCTCTATTTGAGCGTCTACTTTTCCTTTTATAAATTCCCACATAACATCAGCTACTTTTTTTGATTCTTCTAGCTGAGGCTCTATAGGTAATTCCGTATCTATTTGGTCAACAGATAAGTCTACTCTTCCATATTGATTTTGTTCTAGAGGACCTACTCTAAATGTAAATCCTAAATGTGCACTAACTTTTGGCATTTGCTTTCTCCTTTATTCCTTTGTATGTTTTCACAAAGGGTAATGTTTCAATTTCTTTTTTTGGTATTGGGTGAATCCAACTTAAATAGGTTGGATTTTTAGCAGGCTTGTCAAAAGGACATTTTTCAAAGTCTTTTGTAAGATGCTTGTTTTCTAAAAACCATGGGCGTATTTCATTCATAGGAGCTTTATACAAAGTGTCTGTCGTATTGCAATAATGTAATAGCCACTCTGCTTCGGTTGAGAGAAACCATCCTGTCTTCTTTGCTGCTTCTTGACTTATAATTTCAAAAGCTAAATTGTTTGTCCTACCTGCTGCCAAATCATTTTTTATTTCTGCTGTAGTCATTCTTCCATCATCGTAAGTAAGCTTCACGTCAAAGCCCATGTTTTGATATTTTTTAATATTTGATACATCCTCTACATTTTTTATATTCTTTAGCCCTGATAGCCAATCAATTATTAGTTTTTCTCCTTCGTCACCAACTGGAGCTTTTTCCCCCCAAGTATGTACTTTCATTTTTTTGTTTCCTTGTCGTTAAAATGTAAAAGGAGCATTGCGTAATGAATAATCTTTAGAATGTCTTTACGAGGTGTTCCTTTTTTATCATATCGGGAAGCGTACTTTAGAATGTTCCCTCTACAGAAAGCTCTAGCATCTCCACAAGCCGCTATAAAGTCTAATGTCTGAACTTCACCCTCACTGTAGTGCTGGTCATATGTATTGTCTACATAGTCAGATATTTCTTTTAGTATCGTTTTTTCGTTGTATTTGCCCATTAGTTTTACCTACTTTTATTCTAGCAGTTTTTCAGTTCCAGTCAATACAACGCATACACAAGCCTCTTGCCACAAGAACTTTAGGTCTTACAGAACTCTTCTTTATATACGATTCCCCCCGAGACTTTGCCAGTACTCTAACACTTTTAATATGGAAATATCTTAAGCATTCTTTTTTAATACCCCAATTCTTGCATTGTATTTCTGCCTTAACACTAGGTTCTAAATGACTTAAGTTGTTACTTCCAAAACAATCTTCACATAATCTAGACTTGATAAGATATTGTTGATTATAAAGTAAATCATTTGGGTGCTTAAGCCCTTCCCTCATTATCTTAGTTCGTTTGCCTTTTCTAGCACACTCAATACATTCTGCGAGTGATTCAAACACTTGTCTTCTAATTCTAGAATTTCGTTTCTCCATTTTATCAAAAATTTTTCTAGCTCCAGTCAATGTAGTCTTCCAGCTCTACTGGTTTGTAGTCTTTCTTGGTAGCCCACGAAGGAGAACAGACCTCCATATCTACCTTCAAAGGTACCCCTAATGTATTTTCTTCAAGTAAACCTTGTATTTTATATGGGATGGTATTAAACTCACTGTCGTGTATTTCACATATTATCTCATCATGTACTTGTAGTAAAAGACTACTCTTTTTATCTAATAAATAATCGTCTATAACTAACATCCTTTCACTAAGAATGTCTGCACTGGTTCCTTGTACGAGATAGTTTACCCCCTTATAAGCAAACTGTGGGTTTATTTTGTACTGTCTTCCATACCTATTTTTCACCATACCCCGTAATTCTACTTTTTTTACCACTTTATCAAAAAAATCTTTTGAACCTTCCATCCCTTCAAAGTATTGTTTTTTAAACTTACCTGCTTCCCTCGGAGTAGTTCCTAGTTGTTGTGCCAGCTTTTTATTACCAATACCATAAATAGTTCCAAAGGTTATAGCTTTAGCGTATTGTCTATACTCTTTAAATCTGGGGGAAGATTCGTCTACACCAAAGGCTAACTTAGCTGCCTCACTATGAAAATCTACATCATCCTTATTCAAAATAGCATCTATAGTTTCATTCCTAAAATAAGACATAAATACTCTAACTTCCATTTGTTGATAATCAAACCCAATTAAGCTGTAGTTAGGGCGAGGTACGAATAGTCGGCGTATAGCTAATTGCTTGGTATCTGAGTCATCATATTTGTCATCACCTATAAAAGACCATGTAGATAATACATCGTCAGTTAATTCAGTGTCCATTGTTATTCCCTTTTGGGCTACCATAGCAGATATACCATTACGGATTTCTATTTTATCTTGGTCGGTTAAATCTCTCTCATGTAATTTAAAGTGATTTCTTGGGATATTTTGTAGGTTAGGTTCCCGACTAGAAAGTCTTCCTGTGGCAGTTCCCCAATTGCAAAAATTGGTGTGCATAACATCGGTTTCTAAATAAGGGTCAAGATAAGTAGAGCCAAGTTTTTCTAATGTCCTGTATTGCCTTATTAAACCTGCCATTCTGTGGTTTATATTTATTAAAGCTGCTTCATTCCAAGACTCGTTGCCTTTACCGGTCTTTACTGGAGAGGTAATACCCATCCCATTGAAGACTTCTCCTATTTGTTTAGGGCTTGAAATGTTAAATTCTTCCTCAGTCTTACCGCATAAGGTGAGTATTTCCTGCCTTACTTCTGCTAAACGGTCTAATAAAACTGATTTTGTAGCAATAGCA